ATATTCACATGCATTCCAAGGTCCTGGTGGATGGTTTATTGAGAACTCACTCACTACTCTTGGACAGAAAGACCCAGTTTCTGAGTACAATTCATTACTCTGGAACAATGGAACTGACGCTGGAAAAGAAACAGCAAGAAAACAGAAGCGTAAGTTAACTTATGTCTCTAACATCTATGTTGTGAAAGATCCTGCAAATCCTGAGAACGAAGGTAAAGTATTTCTATACAAGTATGGAAAGAAAATCTTTGACAAACTTACTGCAGCAATGCAACCTGAGTTTGAAGATGAGGAAGCAATCGATCCATTCGATTTCTGGCAAGGTGCTAACTTTAAGTTAAAAGCAAAGAATGTTGCAGGATACAGAAACTATGATAGTTCTGAATTTGCAGCACAAAGTCCATTACTTGATGATGACGATGCAATGGAAGCACTCTGGAAGAAACAGTTCTCACTTGCTGAGATTGTTGCACCAGATCAGTTCAAGACATATGATGAGTTGAAAACTCGTCTAGATTATGTTCTTGGAAACAAGAAGTCCGCTGCACCACAGTTTGAAGAAGAGGATACAGATCGTGGAGAAGCAGAAGAGTTAGTAACTGCTGCTGTTTCAAAACCTGCTCCCGCAGTGACCGAAGATGAGGATGATGATGCATTATCCTACTTTGCTAAACTTGCAGAGGAGTAATGAAATATAATCAACTCTGCCTTACTCTTCTAGTAATCGCAGCTTGGATTAATTTAATTTTTAAATAGGAGTCTTCGGACTCCTTTTTTTATGGATTAACTACGTTTGTATTTTCTGTTGTAATCAAACTACTTGTAATATAACTAGAACTCTTTTCATATCTGACTACATCTCTTAGGTCATTTACAAATGAATTGATATATGTAGAAGATAGTACATCTATTTCCCTTTTAGATTCATTTTTTATATACTCATATTCTAAGTTAGTAACTGCGTGAGCAATATTATCAACTTTAACAGTAAATTCATCCTTATCATCAAGTTGCAAATTTCCTGACTCTGATATTAATGTATATCTTAATTCTGGTGGGAATTTTGAAGATGATCCATCAATTTTAAAATCTTCATCAACAATTAAATTCGGAGGCAAAATTTGTCTACCCATATGATCTTTTATTTCAAAAGTTTCATAATGATGTATATCAGTTAATTTTTCTTCTGAACCATATTTTTCAAGAGCAATTTCATAAACTTCATAATCTTGCAACGGCCATTCATTGTTTATATTTGTAATACCAGCAACTAATACAATCACATAATCTAATGATGCATCTCCATATAGAGACTCAGCGATTGTATCAGGTCTATCTCCATCACCTATTACAAACTTATTGAATAAAGTGACGTTATCTTTTAAGTAATCAAATAATTTGGATCTACGAAAAATATTCTTAATTACGACAAAATCAGTTGATGAATTTTTATGTAATAAAGGAGATTGATATGCAATATCTGGTAGTTCTCTGAAATATCCCATTAGAAACCAACTCCATCACTATCACCCATTCCTTCATAATCCTCAGAGTAGATAGGATTGAGTTCTTTAAATGTCATATTCATTCTAATATTTACTGGTGTTCCTTGATCATAACTTGCATATGTACCTGCATTTGTATAATTCACATTTAATCCAGTCAAAGCACATAATTTAAAACTATTTAAAAATGGATGATCAGCACCTTTATGTAAATAACGAAGTGAAAAAACATCAGGTGATTTAAGAAATATTCCAGTTCCCCCACCTTCAACACCAGTTTTTGGTGCCATTGTTTGTTTGAGATATCTTATAATTGTTTTAACTCTTATCGCTTCTTCAAAATTTCTGGGAGAAAATGTAACACTAAATGGAAAAGATCTTAAATTTACTCCTTTAAATAATAATTCTAAGTTTGAATTAAGTATTTGACCTGTTGATCTTGCAATAACACTACCAGGACTTACATTACCACCAAGAGCGTTTATTGCTTGACCACTAATACCTGCAAGAACCGCATTTTTCACGTTATCATCAACATTAGGTAAATCTATTCCCTTTTGTATTAAATTAGCAACATCTTGAAATGTTTCACCAGGTCGAGTCATTATTCTTTGAGCAGCAGCAAGACCTGCCAATTGGAAAATATTTAAACTATCTTCACCCCAAGTCACACTGTTTGCGTCATTTACCTCTTGTGGAATAGGTAATTCAATATAATATTTTGTATTTTTATCTGCTGTTTTCCGCATTCGAGTATTCGCTTCATTGAATTTGTATCTAACTCCAGTTGCAACGCTTCCTGTCTGACCTCTCTTGCCCTCTTGACCAGCAATGGTGATTCCATTTCCTTTAAAACCCTCTGATTTATCATAATAATTAATATCCGCAGTTAAACCCATACCTTCACCTGGTTTTGGTGGTGTATATTGAATACATTTAATTAATAATGTATCTCCAGTTTCTTCTGCTGCGTTTCTTTTTACAGGATAGCTAAGATAAAAAGGACTTTTTCTTACAGGTTTAGATTGTGTGGTAGATATATTTGATTCTCCAACAGTTTCTGTGCTACCCATAAACTTTGGATCATTTGATTTTCTTATTGACTTATCGTGTCTTGTATCTCTATAAGCTCCACTTTCATTAAATTCCTTTTGTAATTGTCTATTAGCTTCTGGATCTGGGCGAAACGTTGCCAACTGACCTCTTTTCTTTGCATGAGCAAGGTGTTCGCTTCTTGTTAAAGCTCCCCTTTTCTTTCTAGCGTTATATGCTCTACGATTACTCGACATATCGACCTAATTTTTAACTATTTAGACGTATTTTCACAAAAGGCAAAGTTCTTAAGTCTCTGAGTTCCATTTCATCTACTTTATATAATCCACCAACTACCTCTGGAAATGTATATTGTCTCATTTCACCCCAATGATAATTCAATCCACGAAAACCCCAAGAAAAAACATCAGTCACTGCAACAAGGGGATGTTCGTCATATGCAATACCAGGTGTTTTTGGTTTATATACAAAAACATAGTAATTTCCAGCTTCAGGTATGTTACTTCCCTCAGTTAATACACCAAGTATCTCCTGTGCTAAATCATCAGCACTTTCAGTACCGATTAGATTTTTCATCACTGGATCGAGTCTACTCATATTCCTAATTCTTTTTCTGTGACTACTTTAAACTCCCACTGACGATCAGCACAAAACTCTTTTGCCATTTTCCATTTTGCTTGATTTCTTGCATATTCATATGCTTCACGAATATAACCTTTTGTTTGTCTTTTCGGTTTTTTAGGAGGTTTAGTTTGTTTTGCAGGTTTAACTTCAATTACATAATTTTTTATTTTACCATTTGTTTCTTTTACTTTCATATAAAAATCTGGGAAATATCTGTGCACTCGATTATCAATGGGAGAACGATAGGGTATTGCTATTTCTTCACTTGCCCACTCTAAAATATTTTGATTTTTATCACAATACACCATAAACTTTCTTTCCCAAAGTGATCTATAAACTATATTAGTTGGATCACCTTTATACTTTCTGGGAAATGATGGATAGTATTTTCCCTTATAAGACATCTAAATAACTATACTATAGTTGTATTTAGAGTGCCAGCACCAAGACCAAAGAGAATATCAGATATATTACCAAAGTTGCAGAACGTAGCTCAGACCTCAAATTTCCTTGTAAAATTTGTATTGCCAAATGGTGGATTGAAATCTCATATGAGAAGAAAAGGTTTGAATGATCGTTTTGTTATTGAAGATGCAGGATTATTATGTTATAATGCAGTATTACCAGGTAGTGCACTTGCTGCTGTCAATACAGTCGGTGATTATCAAGGTATGGTCGAAAGATTTGCACATACCCGTAATTTTACTCAAGTAAATTTTGAATTTTATGTTGATAATGAATACAAGTCTCTAAAATTTTTAGAGCATTGGATGGAATTTATCACAGGGAGTAATACAAGAGATGTGTCATCAGATACTTATTACTTTCAGTTAAACTATCCTGACGATTATAAATCAAATGATACTCGTGTAATTAAATTTGAAAGAAATTACTCACAATTCCTAGAATACAGATTTGTAGGTTTGTTTCCACTTAATTTAAATTCTACAAGAGTTCAATATGGAAATTCGCAGATACTCAAAGCAACAGCTTCATTTAGTTATGATCGATACATTTGTGGTGAGTCATCTTCATTGGCTAGAGATTTGGGTAGAGCATTTAATGACATAGGTGCTGCATTTGGAAATGCAAGTAAGGATGGAGCAGTCACTTATGGAGACAATGATAGATTGAATGAAATTATGAGGATGAGTAGCACAACTGGAGGTGTTTTGAATTCAGATGTTGCAAATTTAAAAACATCTATGACAGGAAATGTAGATCAAGTATCAACTCTAGGTGGCAAGGGTTTGGGATCAGGCATTTATCCAAATTCATAACTTTCAAAACCACTATAAATAATGACACTGAAGTGCTTAGAATATTATGCCTTTACCAAAAATTGCAACCCCAACTTATGAGTTGGTGTTACCTTCGTCCAATCGAAAAATAAAATTTAGACCATTCCTTGTTAAAGAAGAAAAAGTTTTAATTCTTGCAATGGAATCTCAAGATACGACACAAATTGCTAATGCAGTTAAAGATGTCATATCTAATTGTATTATTACAAGAGGAATTAAAGTTGACAAACTATCAACTTTTGATATTGAATATCTCTTTCTTAATATAAGAGGAAAATCTGTAGGTGAAGATATAGAGGTTATGGTAACTTGTCCAGATGATGGAAAAACACAAGTTCCAACATCAATTAATATTGACTCTATAAAAGTTCAAACAGATAAAAATCACTCTAAAGATATTAAATTGGATGGTAGTTATACTCTTAGAATGAAGTATCCGTCATTGAATGAATTTATAAAAAATAATTTTGCTACTGGTGAAATGAATGTTGATGATACTTTTGATTTGATATCGCAGTGTATTGAACAAGTTTATTCTGAAGAAGAGTCTTGGACTGCTGAAGATTGTACTAAGAAAGAACTATCTCAATTCTTAGATCAATTAAACTCTAGTCAGTTTAAAGAAATTGAAAAATTCTTTGAGACAATGCCAAAATTATCTCATAAAGTGAAAGTAATCAACCCAAATACTAAGGTTGAAAGTGAAATTGTATTAGAGGGGCTACAGAATTTTTTCGGGTGAGTATGGCACATGAAGATCTTGAGTCATACTATAAATTGAATTTTGCCTTGATGCAACACCATAAATATAGCTTGACAGAGCTTGAAAATATGATGCCTTGGGAAAGAGAAATTTACGTTTCACTTTTACAGCAGTATGTTGAAGAAGAAAATTTAAAAGCACAACAAGAACAAAATGGATGAGGAACAAGGTTTAGCATCGCCACTTGCGGGTAGTATAAGAGGTATTAGAAGAAGTGTATCTTCTAGTGTCTTTACTGGTCGTAGTGTCCTTCCACAACAACCAGATCCACAGACAACAAGTTTACTCACACAGAATTCACTTACACTAACAACAGTATCACAACAGTTAGAAAATATATCATTAAATTTAAGCACCCTTAATTTTTCATTATCAACTGTAAAAGACAATCTAGCGGTAAGCGATACTTTAGAGAGACAGAGGGAAGCAGCAAAAAGAAATAGAGAAAGAATACTTGCAGAGCAAGGATTAAGAGAGGGAAAGGAAAGTGATATTGAAAAGAAAATACAATTTGCATTGCAAACACCTGTTCGTCGTATCGCTGCTACAACTCAGGGTGTATTACAAAGATTAGTTGATTTCTTCCTTATATTAGCAGGTGGTTGGTTAACAAACACTTTAATCAATATGATCAACGCAAATGCTGACGGTAATGTTGATTTACTGAAAAGTTTACAACGAAAACTTGCCACAGGACTGCTAGTTATTGGAGGAACTTTGACTGCAATAACGTTTGGACTTTCAAAGATATTGCAATTAACAGCATTGTTAGCATCTAGAGCAATTAGATTTGGATTTAATAATATTCTTAGAAGACCATTTGCTACAGTCATAAGTTTACTTAGAACTAGATTAGGTAGAGTTTTTAGATTAGGTGTTGGTGCTGGTGGTGGTGGCATTGGTGCAAGTATAGCATCATTACCAGTCATTGGTGGTATATATCTTTTTATTAATGATCAATTTAAAAAACTAGCAGCACGTTTTGGAGGAAAACCATCAACTCAATTTGGAGTACCAGGTGGACAAATTGGACCTACACCCCCACCACCTGCTGGAAGAATGGGAGGTTTCTTAGGACCGTTTAGAAAAATATTTGGTGGTGTAAGAAGTTCTCTTGCATTTGGTACATTATTTGATATTTTTGTAGGTGGAGAAAATCCTGTAGATGCGATTAAAAATAATCTTGGTGGTGTTCTCATTGCAGCGATTGCAGCACCATTTATTGCAATACTTGTCGCAAAATTAGGTTTACCTGTATTAGCAGCAGGAGTAATTAAATTTATAGTTGGCTCAATATTTTTTGGATTAGGTAAATCACTATTCAATCGTTTTAGGATATTTGGTGGTAAAAATCAACAAGTTCAAAAACAAGATAATGAGGAAGTTGATCTAGTTCAATCATCATCTGAAGTAGTATCATTTGGGGGTGAAAATGTAAGTAATGATAATACCTTAGTTGCACAAACGAGAAATGATGCTGATAATATAGTTCCTGTAAATAACAAAAAAGAAATGAATGTTGCAGATAATATTTCAAACTTTGAAGAGGGTGAAACAACTATTGTAAATATTCCAACTGATGATAGTGCTCAGACTCAACCCACTCAATTAGCTTCTGCAGGAGGAGTTGAAAAACCAACATCATCTATTCCATTTATTGGTTTTAATAAAGATAATATTCATACACAATATGCTGTTACCACATATGGAGCATTTGCCTGATGTCAATAAGAGCAAGAAGAGAATCATTATTAAAATCATCGATAAGTATCAAATCGATGAGAGATTCTGTTGCTGCTTTTAATAAAGGATTACAACTAGCGAAAAAGAATGCAGCTGAGATTGTTAAAAATACAAAAGAATCAAATATATTCAAAAGATCTTTAATTTCAAGAGATAATAATTTTTTTAGAAAAAGACAAGAAAACATTAGAAGAAAAGATCGTGAGGATGAAATAGAAGCAGTATCATTATCAGGTGCTGTAAAGAGAAGAGGAACCATACTTGCAAAAAGCACAAGAGGTTTCTTAGGTAGAATGTTGGATTTCGTTGGCATACTATTAATTGGATGGGCATTAATTAATCTACCAAAAATAATAAAGGCACTAAGAGGTCTGATAAACTTAATAAGAAAAGTAACAGGTATATTAGGTTCTTTCATTAATGCAATAAAGGATATTGTTGTCGGTATTGGGACAGTTATTTCTGATGCAATATCTAAATTACCATCTTTTGATTTTGAAAAAAATAAAAGAGGTATAGAAGAAAATTTAGAAAGAGCTTCAGGTGGTTTGACAAGATTAGATAAACAATTAGTTCAATCTGGAAATGATTTCACTGATTTTGGTGATGAACTAGATCAGCAATATGAGCAAGAACTAAGAGACGCTGAAAATGAGGGATTAATTGAGGGAACACCCTCAACATCTGATGGTGTAAAAGGTGAAAATCAAAATGAAAAAGAAACTGTAAAAGGATATCAAGAGCAAATTGGTTTTAATGTTGATAATATTGTAAAAGGAGGCAAACAAGAAATACAGGAAGAAACTAAAGATCCGATTGATAATATAAAACCAACAAAGACATCAACAGATAATGTAGGGGTTGATGAGTCAAAACTAGACCCAGCTAAAATAGTAAAAGATGAATTAGACAAAACAAATGTTAATGCAAAAGAAGAGTTTGATAAACAATCCTCCAATCAGTCTAATAATTTTGAAATTAAACCTACAGATACTGGAAATGAAAGGATAGATGCGTTCAATAAGCGTAGAAATGAACTAATACTACAGGAAAAATATGGTGGAACTGGTAGACCAATAACTATAGGAGATGAAACTTTTAATCCTGGTGATAAAGGTTATACTGAAGCAATTAATACTATTCAGAGTGTAACGAGTAAAAGTGGATCTATCGTACCGATAAGAAGAGAGAGATCAAAATCCGTAAGAAGAAATAAAAAGAAAAAGGGTGATACAATTTTTATAGTTGAAAAGAAGGTTCCTGTGAATAATATGCAACCTATGATGGCAAATGCAGGAAGTAATCTAGGGTTAAATAATTTAGGGGAGTTTGATGATAACAAAACTCTTATGAAATTACAAAGTACATCCACATTTAAGTATACATAATGGCTGCAGTAGATAGTTCACTTTACGAAAAATTTATTATTGAGTCTGTAGATGGTTCAAAAACTGCCAACATAGCAGAAGGTGTTGTCAGTTTTAACTACAATGAGGATTTATATTCTCCTATGTTAACTGCAAAAGTTTTGATAATAAACACTGGAAATACGATACAGGGTAAAGATGGAAAATTTGAGTCATTATATAATGGATTTCCCTTAAGAGGTGGTGAGAGAGTTGTGATTAAAATATCTGGTAATTGTGGGACAAATAAAGGTCTTGATTTTTCTGATAAACCAAGTAAATATTTTTATGTTGGATCTATTACAAATGTATTAATAAAAGATGGTAAAGAAACGTTTACTTTAAATTTAGTCTCAAGAGAAGCAATCACGAATGAGACTGTAAGAGTTGGTAAAAGATTTCCTACATCACAAAAGATATCAGATAGTGTTGAGGATATTTGTAAAAATTATTTAAGTTCTGATAAATTGTACGATAACGATGAGACTGAAAACCCATATGGTTTTATCGGCAATATGAAAAAACCTTTCACAATCTTAACTTGGTTAGCATCAAAATCAGTGCCATCAAAGGTTGCAAAGGGTGGGTCTACAGCAGGTTATTTTTTCTTTGAAACTCAAAAAGGTTTTAGATACAAATCTGTGGATCAATTGATTGATCAAGATCCATATGAGGAAACATATGTCTACACACCTGGAATAGTTGAATATAAAGGACCTAATAATGATTTCAAAATTTTAGAATATAGCACTGAAAAAAATCAAAATCTTCTTGACAATTTAGAGAGAGGTGCATTTTGTAGTCATAGAAAATATATTAATCCTTTGACTTTTGAATATACACCGTCACCAAAATGTGTATTTAAATTAGATGATTATTCAGGAAAAATGAAAAATTTAGGTGGTGATATTAATGTAACTTTACCGACTTTAAATGATAAAGATAGTCGAACACTCGCTTCTGTCCCTAGTAGATACATCACTGGATTTAAAGATATAGGCACTATTGAAAATGATGTTTCATTTAGTGAAAATGCAGATCCTACTTTCATACATTCACAAGCAATGATGAGATACAATACGTTGTTTACTCAATTATTAGTAATGACTGTTCCTTTGAATACGAATTTAATCGCTGGTGATATTATCAAGTGTCAGTTCCCAAGAACTGATCAAGAAGAGAGAAAAGAAATTGATCGTAATCAAAGCGGACTATATATGATAAAGGAGTTAGTGCATTACTTTGATGCTTCAGGATCATATACAAAACTTAAATTAGTAAGAGATACATTTGGGGAGAGAGAAACATGATTGAAAATAATATTTTAAAAAGTAATTTTTTAGGAAGAGATGGTTTCAGATGGTGGGTTGGACAAGTCGCACCAGAGGAAGCACAGGGTAAACAAATTAATGGTGCTGGTTGGGGAAATAGATTAAAGGTTCGTATATTGGGATATCATCCTGATGATGACATTGAATTAACAAACGAACAATTACCTTATGCACACGTTTTACTATCACCTGAATCTGGATCTGGAAGAGGAAATAAAGGAAAATCTATAAAAATATTACCAGGTGATAATGTATTTGGATTTTTTCTAGATGGAGATGATGCTCAACAACCTATCATTATGGGTGTTTTTGCAAATACAAGACAAGCATCTACGATAATGGCTGACAAGTACGAACAACCCTTCGTACCATTTTCTGGATATACTAGTAAAATAAAGTCATCAGATTTTATGATTAAAAATGAGATAAGTGATCAATCTGGTCAATACTCTCAAAAATCTGTAAGACACATAAGTCCTAAACAAGCAAAACAACTTCAAGATAAAACAAAGGAAATTGAAAGATCTGCAAGTGCTTCTTTAGGGCAGGTTGTAAACTTTGCGGGTAATAATCAAAATACTCCAGTAAATAAAATAAAATCTGAATTACAAAACGCTGTTTCAAATTTTGATGTGGCATCTGTAAAGGAAAAGTCTGGTATTTTAGATAATGTGGCAAGAAAAATATCTGGAATATCGAATGGAATTTCAGGAAGTATTCTTAATAAAACTTATGCAGAATTAGCACCTAAATTGAATACAGGATTGCACGACTTATATAAAAAGACTTATGCTTTAGTATTATTAGCAACACAAAATCCTGCAATAGCAAAAAAGGCAGGGACTGCTGCACAGACTGCAATGGTAGGACCAGTTAGAAGTATACAAAATTTTCTACCTTGTGCAGCAAAGAATATAAGTGAAAATTTATTTGGATCTATTCGTAATATTTTGGGTAGTTTTTTAAATAATGTCAAAAACTTTACTGATTGTATTGGTGATCAATTTGTAGGTGCGATTTTTAATGATGTAATAAACAAAATAAATGGTCAACTAGGAGGGTTGATGAAAGGAGTTTCTAAAATATTCAATGGAAATTTAATAGGAATGCTCAGATCAACAGCAGAGGGA